TTGATTTGAAATATAATGAAGAAGAACTCATTAATGAGGTTCGTGATTACATCAGTTCAACATACCGAGGTCATTACTCTGCTGGTAACGTCCAGACTCTTGACCTAATAGATGCTTGTGGTGATGCTGAAGCATTCTGTAGGAGTAATGTCCTTAAGTATGCATCACGTTTCGATAGAAAAGGAACAGCACGTAAGGATATCATAAAGATCATTCATTATGGATTGCTCCTGCTCCACTTCAATGACAAACGTGCAGCAGCAAATGCTGCCCAGACTGGAGCTACATCATTTACAGTTGATTATGACAAATAAAGTAATACTAACAAAACAAACACAAGCAATCTTGAAAAATTTTGCTACGATTAATAGTTCTATTCTATTTCGTAAGGGCAGTAAGATCAAGACTATAAGTGTTGGTGAGAATGCTATTGCTGAATATGAATGTGAAGAGGTTTTTCCACAAACATTTGGGATCTATGATCTAGGTCAATTCTTACAGGGTATTGACTTGTTCACTGTCAAAGATGTAAATGGTATTGAACCTGTTCTTGAATTTGATAATGATTCTTATGTAACAATACATGGAGGAGGTAAAGCTGCAGCATATACAGCAAGGTATTTTTTCTCTAGTCCAGAAATTACATTGAAATCAGCACCAGAAAAGGATATCCATTTTCCTTCTGCTGATATGGAATTTAGTATTCAACCAGATGATCTTGCTGCTTTACAGAAAGGAGCAGGTGCATATAAATTACCAGACTTATCTTTCAAATCAGATGAAGATGGATCTATTAAATTAGAGGTATGTGATAGAGAAGATCCTACATGTAATGTGTATTCACAAAAAATAAAAGGACATTCATCTGGATCATATGAGGTGTATATGAAGATGGATAATGTTAGGGTAGCAGCAGGTGGTTATGATGTGAAAATTTCCAAGAATCTTATCACAGAATGGAAACACAAAGGTCTTGATTTAACATATTATATTGCATTGGAACCTTAATGGAAAATAAAGCATTCTTGTGGGTTGAGAAGTATCGACCCAGAACAATTGATGAATGTATTCTTCCAGACATTACTAAAGAATCGTTCAGAGGATTCATTAAACAAGGTGAGATTCCTAATCTTTTATTAACTGGGTCTGCTGGTATTGGTAAGACAACTGTTGCCAAAGCTGTGTGTGATCAGATTGGAGCATCTTATATTGTTATTAATGGATCAGATGAAGGAAGATTTTTAGATACAGTTAGGGATAAGATAAGAACATTTGCTTCAACAGTCTCATTGACCTCTAGCACGTCCCACAAGGTCGTTATAATTGATGAGGCAGACAATACGACTTCTGATGTACAATTGTCCTTACGGACTGCTGTAGAGGAGTTTCATTCAAATTGTAGATTTATATTTACATGCAACTTTCCTAATAAGATCATTGAACCATTACATTCACGATGTACTGTCATTGATTTTAAGATTAAGAATGGTAATAAACCAAAATTACAGTATGCATTTTTCCAGAGATTAAAAACAATCCTCGAAGAAAATTCTGTTGAGCATGATGATAAGATTCTTATGAAACTTATCTCTAGGTACTATCCTGATTGGCGTAGATTAATTAATGAGGCACAGAGGTTTGCTGCTGCTGGATCTATTAATTCTTCTATCCTAATAGATATTGCTGACATACCAATAGATGATTTAATTAAATCATTAAAGAATAGAGAGTTTACTGTAGTGAGGAAGTGGGTTGTTGATAATATAGACAACGATCCAGTTTTAATCTTACGTAGGATCTATGATTCTTTGTATGATTATTTGAAAGGTCCATCTATACCAGAAGCAGTATTAATTATTGCGAAGTATCAACAACAAGTGACTCAAGTTGCTGATCAAGAGATAAACATGTTAGCATGTTTAACTGAAATCATGATGAGTTGTGAATTTAAATAAAAAAAACTATGGAAAGAGACACAAGATTAGTACGAGTATCCAGTGGTGAGGATGTAATTTGTAATGTAGTTTCTATTGAAGATGAGTATATTACAGTCACAGACCCTATCGTTGCAGTACCTACAGGTGAAGGACAGATTGGATTTGCTCCATGGTCTCCTTTGTTAAAAGAAAGTGAAGAATTGAGCATACAAATGAGTCATGTTCTTTATATTTCCTTTGCAAATGATAACATTAGAAAACAATATGAAAATATTACTTCTAATGTAATTACACCTCCAGAGAAACAACTCATACTTTAAGATGAAGATATTTGATAATGGATATGGAAAAAAGATAGAAGTAGATGACGTTCCTTTGTTTTCTACTCCTATCATTGTTACCAAATTCAATGATCATGAAAAATATAATATCGAATCTTTTGAAAAAGTTGATAGGACACCAGAAAACTGGAATCATTCATCAGTAAACTCATCTTTTAAGAAAGATGATGATCCTTATATCTCACAAGAAACACGCAATAAAATTAAAAATAGTATAACAGAACATCTTCGAGATGTATTTGAGTGCTATAATATGACAAGGAATATTGTATTGTATAATTTCTGGTATAATGCATACTATGAAGGACAAGGACAAGAGTTGCATAACCACCTAGCAGAAAATAATAACAATCCATTCTGGTGTGGTATCTATTTTGCTAAAAATTGTTTTAATAGTCAGTTAAAATTTAAAAGATCTGATTATTCTTTGCGTACACAGCAACCATATGATTTTCATCAAACTTCTTTAGCAGATTACTATAGAGATACGTGGCCATCAGGTATTCCTGATGGATATATTTGTTTATTTCCACCACATTTGCAGCATAGTGTAACTATAGGAGAAGAGAATCGTGATAAGATGAGGTTAACTTTTAGTTTTAATATACAACTCGCCTAGATAAACAAATTCTATCGTAAGGAACATATCCAAAATGAGAATGAACAATCAAACTAAACTAGTTTTTGCACTAGAGCATGTAGCACACTTACATGATCTCATTGAAGATAATGAGTATCAACATTTTCTTAACGATGCATTATGTACGTTAGAGTTTGAACTTGAACGTCAATTAAGATTAGAACTGGATCGCAAAAACAATCCACCAGTACCTCCGAAACAAGTGAAGAATGACTACAATGATTATGAAGAGAACAATCAAATCTTTAAAGACACCCTTACGATATCCAGGAGGGAAGAGCAGGGCAGTAACCAAACTTCTGCAGTACCTCCCAAACCTTTCCCAGGTAAAAGAATTTAGAGAACCTTTTCTTGGTGGTGGGTCTGTATCATTAGAAATTACAAAGAGATATCCTAACATAGAGATCTGGGTCAATGATCTATACGAACCTCTTTATAATTTCTGGTGTGAGTTGCAGCATAGTGGTAAACAATTGCAAGAAAGATTGCTTGAATTAAAGGATGAGTATCCAGATCCTCCTAAAGGTGTTCAGAAATATGCTGCCAAGAAACTTTTTGATGATGCTAAATTTCTACTCAATGATCACAATCAACCTGCTTTTGATAGAGCAGCATATTTTTATGTTGTTAATAAGTGTAGTTTTTCTGGTCTTACTGAATCATCATCCTTTAGTAAGCAAGCATCTGTTCAAAACTTCAGTGCTTCAGGCATAGGAAGATTGGTAGAATATTCAGAACTAATCCAAAACTGGACAATAACAAATCTTTCTTATGAGAGAATGTTATGTGATGAGAAGAATGTATTTACATATCTAGATCCACCATATGATATTAAAGATAATCTTTATGGCAAGAAGGGTAGTATGCACAAGAAGTTTGACCATGATATGTTTGCAACAGAGTGTGACAGTTGGACTTCCCCTATGTTGATCTCTTATAATTCTGATCAAATTGTTAAGAATCGTTTCAAGGAGTGGTCAGTTGGAGAATTTGCACACACTTACACCATGAGGTCTGTGGGGTGCTATAATACAGATCAAGCAGAGAGGAAGGAACTAGTCCTTACAAATTATGAAGTGTGAAGTAAAACTCTACGTAGCAGGAACTGTATTTACAGAGACTGTACAGGCACGTAACTACGAAGAAGCAAGACAAGTAGCACTTGCTCGTAATCCAAACGCCAAAGTTATGGGTGTTACTGCTGTATTTACATAATAAAATTATGACAAATAAAATTTATAAAAGAACTTATCGTATTGCATTTCATCCTAATGTGGTTAAGATGATTGATGGTGCAAGAGAAGGTACTTATGCATGTTGGGGATTTCATGATTTATTAGATCATAATCATGAAGATGAGGAGATTATGGAAAATGATACTGCACTTAAATCAACATTCAAAAAACTATCTGATCATCGTACAAAACTTGGAAAAAGAATTGAATCTATTTTTAATAAAAGTTGTAGAGATCAGGGATGGGATAAAAGAATAGTTGAAAGAATGTATCGTGAAGAAAAAGAAGAAGCAGTAATGAGAGAGATACAACATGATAAGTATAAAGAATTATTGAATGAAGGAGTTATTGATATGGATCAATACATTCAATTTCAACATAAAATACATGAAGAATGGTCTCAAGATAGGAAAGAAAATAAAAAAGCATTGAAAAGAAAAGGTATGAGACCCCTTTATTTGTTAGAACATCATGCACAGGATCAGGGAATTGAAGAACTTGGTTATCCTGATGATCATGTGCTTCAAGAACAATCTCTTTGGCAACCTGTTTTTGATAGAGGGTATTGGGAAGTAGAGCATATTTCTGCTGACATTCCAGATTGGATATCAAAAAAAGATTATTCTGTATCACATGAAGAACTACATGAACCAGGAGTAACAATATTAAAACCCAATAAAGGATCTAAAGTTAATTGGGCATCTAGAAATCGTGGAGGTGGTGTTAGAGTATCCTCTAAAAACTTTAAACAAGATACAAAAGAATATCCTACTCATCTTGATGTTGGGATATGAAGAAAGTAGCACTAGATCGTTTATCAAATGCATTGCAAAGAGTTGATTGGGATCCCAAACGTTTGGATTCTGATCGACTTAAGAATTTGTATCTTCAATACGAAACGGAGATGCAGGAGGATAAAAGAAATCTAGAATATGAGAAATGGCAAGAAGAGATTTATTATGATATAATAGAAGATGTCAAGAATACTATAAATTGGAATGTAGAACATAAATGTAAATGTACGGATTGTGAATGCTCTACTATGAGAGTAGTATTAACACCAAAATTATTTCACAACGCAAAGTATGTTTGTAATTTGTGTCATAGACATAACAAATGGCTTAGTAAAGAAGAGATACAGGAAGCATTATTTGACTTATGAATAAAAAAGAACGTGATAGAAAGAACTTAATAGATGTTCTTTACAGTATCAATCAATCCAAAAAGAATCTTATGTCTGATGGTACTGTTGAACCAAAACAGTATAAACCTTTTATTGTAAATAAAGCATTGAGTCAGCATCTTGACAGTGTTTTATATGCTAATGAAATGAACAAGCATTATTCTTTAGATAGAAAGATGCAGTACGACTTTTACATAAATAGTTTGAAGCCGAGGAAGAGACATTCTCCGTGGATCAAGAGGGACACTCTTGAGAACCTTGATTTGGTGAAAGAATATTATGGATATAGTCATAATAAAGCTATTGCTGCCTTAAGGATACTCACAAAATCCCAACTTGATGAAATAAAATTACTATTGTATAAAGGTGGGTAAAGATGACTACTGAAATTGAGATAGAATGGCAGCCATCTGATATGGTGGAGGTCAGTCTTTCAGAACCAGACGATTTTTTAAAAGTTCGTGAAACATTAACAAGAATTGGTGTAGCTTCTAGAAAAGAGAGGAAGTTATATCAATCCTGTCACATTTTACACAAGCAAGGAAGATATTATATTGTTCATTTCAAAGAGTTGTTTGCTCTTGACGGTAAGAAAACTAATCTTACTAACAATGATGTTCAACGTCGTAATAGAATAGCACAATTGCTATCAGATTGGGGACTAGTAACTATTATTGAAAAGACATCTGTAGAAGATATTGCTCCTTTGAATCAAATAAAAGTATTAAGTTTTAAGGATAAGGATGAGTGGACACTTGAGTCCAAGTATAATATTGGGAGAAAGAAAACTACCGTTTGATGGCAAAGAGAATTAAATTTACGATCAGACAAGATGGCACTGTAACCGAGGAGGTTGTGGGTGCTGTTGGAAACGAGTGCGAGGGATTAACTTCTGAAGTTGAAAAGAACCTAGGTAATATAGTCTCTCGTATACATAAACCAGAGTACTATCAGAAACAAGAAACCGTAACAGATGTCACACTTCACAACACTAAAGACTAAACTTACAGATACAGGCATTCTTGTTAAGGCACTTAATACATTGAATTATGATACTCAAGAGAATGTATTACTGGACAACCCAGTTAATCATAAACATGAGCAGGTTCAAGTAGAGGTAGGAATAACTCGTTACGTAGGGTTTAAGATAGGTGCTGATGGAGCACTTCATTTGGTTGCTGAATTAGATGCATGGAAAGAACCAATTACAATTGAAAGATTTCTTGAGAAAGTTACTCAAGAGTATGCTAGAGAGACGGTTATGGAAACCGTACAGAAGCAAGGTTACACCGTAGTCTCCGAACAAAAAAGTGTAGAGAACACCATAGAAATAGTTGCTGAAAAGTGGTAGTATAACTCTAAATAAAATTGATTGCCTTCGGGGATCATATTTAAACTCGCTTAATAAGGAGAACTAAAATGAATACTTTAGCTTGGGATACTTATTCCCCATTCAATGTTGGTCTGGATGATATTTTTCACCGTTTAGAATCGATGAGTTCAACCAACACTAACTATCCACCATACAATCTTGTCAAGGTTGATAGCACAACTTACGAAATAGAAATTGCTTTAGCAGGTTTTAAGAAAGAAGAGATATATGTAGAGACAGAGACGAATGTACTTAAAGTATATTCAATGACTAGTAGAGGTAACAGTAAAAAATATGAATACCTTCATCATGGATTATCTAAACGAGCATTTACCAACTCATGGCAGTTAGGGGATGACGTTAAGGTATCTGATGTTTCTTATGTGGATGGTTTATTAAAGATTAAACTAGAGAAAATTGTTCCAGAACATCAACGCAAGATTAAGTATGCTATAAATCAAAGTCTTCCAACAGAAAAGGAGAAGGTGTTGTTGACAGAGTAAATACAGCATGCTAAAATAGACTCAAAACCATAATCAATCAATATGAATGTTGAGAGTATGTTCGCAGTCCCTATTGGGTGGACATTTTTGGAAGATATTGATGTTGATCAATTGATTGATTATGGTCATAAACAATTGAGACCTGATGGTCAGTCTTATTATGTTGACTTTAGTGAAGAACCTATAAAAAATCTTTCGAAACTAGTTACTGAAAAAGTAAATAAAGTTTATAATGAATGTGGATTTAAACACTCACAAAAACTTGAAACTGTTTGGTTTAATAAAGGAAATCCACGTCCTATTTCTGAACCACACACTCATCCACAATCATTTTTTGTAGCAATTTTATATTTAAATGATCCAAAAAATAATTCTGGTAATCTAACTTTATTAAATCCCAACAACACTATTGACCATTTGATTCCGCATGATGCTATTGGAGAATCTACTCCATATACTAGAATGTATACAAAAATTGTTCCTGCTGAAAAGTTATTAGTTGTTCATCCAGCATGGATTATGCATTGGGTATCTCAAGAGGTTCCAGAAGAAGATAGAATGTCAATTGCATTCAATTTTTCTTTAGATTTACCCGAAGAAACTCGTGGATTTGATAATGTTTTGAAAAAAAGGAAAAGGTTTTATTGACAGAATAAATATAGCATGCTACAATATACTCAAACAAGGTGAATACTAGATGGCAATAGCAATAGCAGTTCTTCAGACTGGAGAGCGAGTGATCACGGAACTTCAGGAAGTACGTGAAGATAATAAGGAAGATGGCAAACCAATTTGCTTGATGTTTGTACGTCCATACATTCTCAACACAGAGAGTGTTAATACTGACGCTAACCAAGAAGTACAAGTTAGATTTAGTAAGTGGTTACCTTATTCATCTGATACTCAATTCAAGATTCCTTTTGCATCTGTAATGGCAGTAGGTACTGCTGATCCAGGTCTTGGACAAGCATATACTAATACAGTACAACAAGCAGTTGCTGCTGAAGATGCTGCTAAAGGACAGACACCAGATGTAAAACAAGTTACAGAGGCAGATACAGGAATGGTTCCTGCTGCAGAAAGTCTTCCTGACGGTTCTATGGATCCAGATCATGATCAAGATACTACGACTTGATGGCATCTGGATCATTGCAGAGATTGAAGAAATCGGTGGAGTTGAACTTGGTGATCCAGACTGTAAATTAATATCTCCTATGGAGATGAAAGCAAAGACTTTACAGCATTATCCTCCTCATTCAAAAAAGGAGGAAATTGCTGTAAGGTCTACTGATATCTTTGTGGTAGCAGAACCTACCGATGAGATCCTTAAATTATATAATGATAAGAAGTGAAATTTTATACCAGTGTTGAGCAAGCAGGTGATACAATTCTGGTACGAGGATACAATGAAGGTAGACCATATCAGGATCGTGTAAAATTTAATCCAACTTTGTTTCTCCCTTCACCTGAAAAGTCGGAGTGGAGAACATTAGATGGTAAGTATGTTAGACCTGTTAAGCAAGGCACAATTCGTGATGCGAAAAAGTTTGTACAAGACCATAAAGATATACCTGACTTTGACATCTGTGGTCAGACTAGATACGTAAATCAATATCTTTACGAGCAATACCCTGATGAATCCATGTCGTATGATATGGGTGATATTCGTGTGTTTACCCTTGATATTGAAACACGTGCAGAGAATGGGTTCCCTGATATCGAGAGTGCTGATCAGGAGATACTTTTAATAAGTATCAAGGATTCAAATACTAATAATATATCTGTTTTTGGTACAAAACCTTATGATCACAACACTAAAGATGGTGTTCATGGTGATGTAAAGTATATGCATTTCAGTAGCGAGACTGCTATGCTTAATGCATTTGTTCATTGGTGGTCTTCAAACTATCCAGATGTTATTACTGGATGGAATGTGCAACTCTTTGATATGCCCTACATCATCCGTAGGATCAATAGAGTTGTTGGAGAGAAAGAGTCAAGATTGATCTCACCATGGAAGAATGTTTATTGCAGGGAAATATACATCAAAGGTCGTAGGCAGATTGCTTATGACATTTCTGGTATTGCAGTACTAGACTATCTAGAATTATATAAAAAGTTTACTTATACTAATCAAGAGTCTTATAGGTTAGATCATATTGCTTTTGTTGAACTGGGTGAGAAGAAATTAGATCACTCGGAGTATGATACTTTCAAAGAATTCTATGATAATGATTGGAGTAAGTTTGTAGAGTATAACATTCATGACGTTAGGTTGGTAGATCAACTTGATGACAAGATGAAACTACTTGACTTAGCCATAACTATGGCATATGATGCAAGAGTTAATTTTGAGGATGTATATTCTCAAGTAAGGATGTGGGATAACATCATATATGTTTATCTTGCACGTCAAAACATTGCTATTCCTCCTAAAAGAGAAAGCAATAAAGATGATCAATACATAGGTGCTTATGTTAAAGAACCGATTCCAGGTATATACGATTGGGTTGTTAGTTTTGACCTCAACAGTCTGTACCCTCATCTCATCATGCAGTATAACCTCTCGCCAGAGACCTTACTACCAGGAAAACGCCCCAGTGCACAAATTGACAGGTTACTTTACAAACAGGAACCGTTAGATGACCTAAAGGGTTGTACTGTATGTGCTAATGGTACTCTATATGACACTACATTTCAGGGTTTTCTTCCTAAACTTATGGAGAAAATCTATAAGGAACGTACCATTTATAAGAAGAAGATGATTGCTGCTAAAAAGCAGTATGAAAAGAACCCTAGTGTACAGTTAAAGAAAGAAATTGCTAGATGTAATAACATACAGATGGCAAGGAAGATCCAATTGAACAGTGCTTATGGTGCAATTGGTAACGAGCATTTTAGATACTATCGTTTGGAGATTGCAGAGGCAATTACCACATCAGGACAGTTATCTATCAGGTGGATTGGTAACAAAATGAATGAGTATCTCAATAGGATACTCAAAACTGAAGGAGAAGATTATGTTATTGCTTCAGATACTGACTCTATGTACCTTAACTTGGGTCCTATGGTTGAGAGTGTATACAAGGGTAGAGAGAAAACTGATGAAAGCGTTGTTACGTTCCTTGATAAGATCTGTAATCTGGAATTTGAGAAGTATATTGAGAGTTCTTACCAAGAACTGGCCGACTACTTGAATGCTTATGATCAGAAGATGGTCATGGCACGTGAGAATATTGCTTCGAAGGGTATTTGGACTGCGAAAAAGAGATATATCCTTGACGTATGGGATAGTGAGGGTGTAAGATATGAGAAACCCAAGATGAAAATCATGGGTCTAGAGACTCAAAGGTCTTCAACCCCACAATACTTCAGAAACAAACTTCTGGAGGCATTCAAGACTATTATCAAGGGTACTAATGAGGATGTTCTCGATTATATTGACCATGTAAAAGAGGACACAAGAAAGCAGGATCCGATTGACATCGCATTCCCTCGTGGTGTAAATGGTCTTGAGAAATATAAGAGTAATGCTGACATATATGTAAAGGGAACACCCATACATGTACGTGGTGCTCTACTTTATAATTACTATGTTAAACAGAATAAGGTATCACATAAGTATGCTCCTATACAAGAGGGAGAAAAGATAAAGTTTCTTTATCTAAAACAACCAAATCCTATCGGAGAAAATGTAGTTTCTTTCATGGGTACTATACCCAGAGAGTTCAACGTTGACAATTACATAGACTATAATTTACAGTTCGATAAGTCATTCTACCAACCTTTAAGAAATGTGCTAGAATGTATCGGTTGGGATTCCGAACGTAGAGTATCTCTACTCCAATTTTTCTGATGAATATTACAAGATCAACACCTAACATGGATTTTTTAAAACAAATAATTAAAGATAGTAAGAACGAGTATGCTACAGTTGCTTCTGATGGTATTGCTGCAGGTGATGTAGAGTCATTTGTTGATACTGGAAGTCATATTTTCAATGCTCTAGTCAGTGGATCTATTGTAGGAGGTATTCCTTCTAATAAGATTACAGCACTTGCTGGAGAAACTGGTACTGGTAAGACATTCTTCTGTCTTTCTATCGCCAAGAATTTTTTAGAAACAAATCCTGATGCTGGAGTTTTATATTTTGAAACTGAATCTGCTATCTCTAAAGAGATGGTTGAAACTAGAGGAATAGACTCAAAAAGATTGGTCATTTTTCCTATCAATACTATAGAAGAGTTCAGAACACAGGCGGTCAGAGTACTCGATAAATACCTAGAGCAGCCCAAAGAAGAGAGAAAACCTCTCATGTTTGTGCTAGATTCCCTAGGCATGTTAGCGACTAATAAAGAGGTAGAAGATGCCTCTAATGAAAAGAACGTTCGTGATATGACTAAAGCACAACTGGTTAAGTCATGCTTTAGGATTCTTACTTTGAAATTAGGTAAGGCAAATATACCCATGTTAGTTACAAACCATACTTATGATGTTATTGGCTCGTATGTACCTGCTAAAGAGATGGGGGGCGGTAGTGGTCTTAAGTATTCTGCTAGTACAATTGTATATCTCTCAAAGAAAAAAGAAAAAGAAGGAACCGACCTGGTCGGAAACATTATTAAATGTGAGGCGAAAAAGTCCCGTTTAACTCGTGAAGGATCTAAAATTGAAACTCGTTTATTTTTTGATTCTCGTGGTCTTGACCGTTACTATGGTCTATTGGAACTGGGTGAGATGGGAGGACTCTGGAAGAATGTTGCAGGAAGATATGAGATTGGAGGCAAAAAGATCTACGCAAAACAGATCCTTTCAGATCCAGACACCTACTTTACTCCAGATGTAATTCAAGCACTAGAAGAAACTGCTAATAAGGTATTCCATTATGGAGAAGGTTGAATCAACAATTTTGAGGAATCTTCTGTGTAGTGAGGATTTTTATCGTAAGGTAGTTCCTTTTGTCAAACCTGATTATTTTCAGGACATGTCGGAGAGAGTTATCTTTGAAGAGATACAAGATTTCTCTACAAAATATGATAAAATCCCTACTAAAGAGGTTCTTAACATAGGATTGCAGCAGAGAACTGACCTTAATGATGATACATTTAAAAATGCTACTACTCTAGTAGATAATTTAAATGATGAGTGGGTAGATACTGAATGGTTACTTGATGCCACCGAGAAATGGTGTCAAGAACGTGCTGTTTATAACGCATTACTTCAGTCTATCAAGATTGCTGACGGTGGAGATGAAAAGTTAGACAAGGGTGCTATACCTAGCATCTTACAAGACGCATTAGCAGTATCATTTGATGAATATATTGGTCATGATTACGTAGATCAGGCATTAGATAGGTATGAGTACTACCATAAGGATGAACTTAAGATTCCATTTGATCTAGAGAAATTTAATCTAGTAACTAAAGGTGGACTACCTAACAAAACACTCAATATTGCCCTTGCTGGTACTGGTGTTGGTAAGTCTTTGTTCATGTGTCACATGGCAAGTGCTTGTCTCTCACAAGGAAAGAATGTACTCTACATTACTATGGAGATGGCAGAGGAAAAGATTGCTGAAAGGATAGATGCTAACCTATTGAATGTAAATATCAAGGATATTGGTGCTATTCCAGAACAACTCTTTACCTCTAGGGTAGGAGAGATAGGTAGGAAGACACAAGGTAAACTTATTATTAAAGAATACCCTACTGCTAGTGCTCATGTTGGTCATTTCAAGGGTCTTTTGTCTGATTTGAATCTTAAAAAGGATTTCAAACCAGATATCATCTTCATAGATTACCTAAACATATGTGCTAGTGCTAGGTATAGAGGTGCTATCGTTAACTCATACACATATGTTAAGGGTATAGCAGAAGAGTTACGTGGTCTAGCAGTAGAGCAGGATCTTCCTATAGTATCTGCTACACAGACTACTAGATCAGGGTTTGGTAGCACTGATCCTAGTTTAGAAGATACATCTGAATCGTTTGGTTTACCTGCTACTGCTGACTTTATGTTTGCTTTGATTAGCACAGAAGAGTTAGAACAATCTGGTAGAATTATGGTTAAACAATTGAAGAATAGATATAATGATCCTACATACTTTAAAAGATTTACAGTAGGTATTGACAGAGCAAAGATGAAGCTGTATAATGTTGAGGACTCCGAAGTAACTAACGAAGTTAAAGAAGAGTTTGAACCAATAGAACCAGTGGTTAATAGTAAATCTAAATTCACATCATTCGTAATATAACATGACAGTAAATTTCAAGAAGTATGAAGAGTTTGTTTCAGCAGTTACTTCAGAAGCTTCAACTAACTTTGTTGACTTCGCTGATCGTATTGGCGAGTTGGATCGTGAGGGTGCCAATATTGAACGTCTTCTCACTGCTGGTGTTGGCCTTGCTGCTGAATCTGGTGAGTTCCTTGAGATCGTTAAGAAGATGGTTTTCCAAGGTAAGCCTTGGAACGACGACAACAGAGAACATCTTATTATTGAGTTGGGTGACGTTATGTGGTACGTAGCACAAGCATGTATGGCACTTGATATATCCTTTGATGAAGTAGTTGAAACTAACGTCAATAAACTTAAGAAGCGTTATCCTGGTGGTGAATTTGACGTACACTTTAGTGAGTGTAGACAAGTAGGAGATAGATGATTAACCTTGATGAAAAATTTCATAGTTACCTAGAGAAAGGTGGTAAGACCTTCAAGATTGATGGTGTTAATGAACCATTAAGAGGGTATGGATATCAATGTGATGGTAATGATATAGTAGGATACTATGTTACTACCACCAACTTTAAATTATTTTATAATTTGAATGAGCAGTTCATTAAAATGGAGTCACTAAATGAATCTTCCGATTGATGAGAAAGAATTAGATATTATTGTGACACAATTATGGAAGTCACGTAAGAATCAAGGTGAACCTTTGGTCGAACCATTGTATCAAAAACTCTTGTCTATACAAAAAGAGAAATTCTAAATAAATAACCCCTATAGGGGGTTTTTTTATGTCAATAACAATTCCAACAACAGTTGATAAAGCATGGAATGATCTTTTTAGAGAAGGTCTATCCACGGATGAGTATAGTTATTTGGTATTTGATGTTAAAAAAACCGAAAGCGATGCTTCAAAAAAAGTTCAGGTTTTCATGAAGGTATATGTTCCTGAAAATAAAAGAAAGACTGCTACTGAAAATGTAAAGAAAGCAATGGAGGATACGGGGTATACAGTAGAGCATAGGAAATCCAAAGGTTCTAATATACCAGAAATAGATATAGTAGTAACTGAAAAAAATGTTATTCGTGTTCAGTTTAAACCAATCAAATCTTCAGGATCTGGTGGTGGGTCAAAACAAACTACAATTCAGGAAAGTACATCTTGCTTATATAATTCACTTCGTTTTCATGTACATCCGAATAATAAATTAACTCCTACCATGACTCTTACTACAGATGATATGGAGAAAGCAGCGAAATGGATTGATACTCCAGATGCTACTTTGGAACAGATGATTGAATTTGCTAACCAAGATCCTGATTGGAAAGAAGTTTTTGTAGATGGTGCAAATGCATTGTATAATAAAGTAAAACCTGCTGCTTCAAATGATTTTATGTTTGTTCGTGGAGATAAAGAAATAGATGATGGTGTAATAAAAAAAGCTTTTGCTCAATGTAAAGCTTCGTTAGTACACAAGGAGTTAAAAAATGAAGACAAGTGGAACCCATCAGATATTTGGATAGTTAGTAAGGGTGCCAAGACTGAAATAATTAACAAATTAACACCATATGGTGTGAAAAAAACAACAACTACAATAGAAGTATTTAATGATGCACTATCACAATTTTTTACTGATGAAAAATTGATGGGAGTATCTTTAAAAAAGACTGGTGGTACTGGTACAGTAAAGGTTGTGAATGCTGACACCCCACAAGAGAGAAAAGCAAGTCTTGGGGTTGAGTTTAAGAAAAAGAAATCAATAGATATGTTAGTTTATGATAGTAAAACAAATTTTACTGGTGAACATGCTCATAAGAGATGGCCAATGGATGTATACATTCAGTATGGAACTGGAAAAAAGGATAACATACAGTTAAGAAATTTTGGTGGTGATAATAAAGGTGATTGGAAGTTAGAACTTAAAGGCGAGCATGCTGCTATGGGTAAGATTCAAGGTAATGTTGCTAGGTTTATATTAAAGCATACAGGATTCACAGGTGTACCTGACGAACCAGAATGGTCTGCTTGTGATCCAAAGAAAGCTACTGCTAAACAAAAATCAGATATCACAAAAGAAATATATAAATTATTAGATACTTTTGGTGCAAATGGATTTGATAAAAGTGACGGAGATCAAATGATGGGTGAGATTGCTGGTAAAAGACAGTCTTGGAGGTATAGTAAACTATCAGGACTTCGCTTTTTAGAATATCTCTGTAAAGAAAATGTGAATGCAGATATGGCAATCAAAGAACTATATCTTTTTGGTGGATCACAAGCAGACCACTCATCAATATACTACAAGTATTCTTAATGGCAAACGTAACACAGTTAAAACATTTAGAACACCTTGAGGATGAGATGCTCAACTATGGAGTTGATGGTTGTAAAGCTGCTGTCTCTTTTTTAAAAGAACTTCGTAAGATGTTAGGTCAACAGGATAATGATGGTTTCATGCAAACCAAATGGGATGGAGCACCTGCTGTTATCTGTGGAAAACACCCTCTTTCTGGTATGTTCTTTGTTGGAACTAAATCTGTATTCAATAAGAACGATCCTAAAGTATGTTACAGTGAAAAAGGTATTGACAAATATTATCAAGGAGACCTTGCAGAAAAACTTAAATTTTCTCTTCGTTATTTTAAAGAATTAGATATTGAAGGAGTAGTTCAGGGTGATCTTATGTTCACTGATAGTACATTAAAAAAAGAAACTATCAATGGTGAATTACTTTATACATTCAAACCTAACACTATTACATATGCAATTCCAGTAGATCATTCTATTGGTAAGGCAGCAGGTACTGCAAAGATTGGTGTAGTGTTTCATACTCATTACACAGGTGATGAACTTGAATCAATGCAAGCAAAAGCTGGTGCTGATGTTACTGGATCTAAAGATGCTTTAGTAATTAAAAATGATACTCCAATGGATCGTGTTGGGTTGTCTTCTAGTGAGGAAAAAACATTCGATGCTCATGTATCAAAGATTGAAAGTATGTGTAAGATATGTGGAGACTTCCTTGATGAGTTGGTTAAATTTTCTGGTACAAAGGGTGATCTTAAGTGGCATGTATCATCTTATATAAAACAGTTCTTTAATAGTGAGATTAGAAATGCTCGTAGTATAGGTAATGTTGATCATGCATTAGATAACCTTACAAATTTCTATCATTTAAAAACTGCCAAGATGCTTGATGCTATCAAGACTCCTAAAAATAAAGCAGAAAAAAGGAAGTTAGTATACGATAGTGAGAATTATCTACAAGATAATAAGACAAAGTTTACAGCAATGCTTTCTCTTTACAAAGAGATTCAACACGTTAAGCAGATGGTTATAGATAAGTTAGATCATCTTGAAACCTTCAAGACATTTATTAAAACTGAAAAGGGATATAAAGTAACTGGACCAGAAGGTTATGTTTTGCACAAAGATGGTGATATGATTAAGTTTGTTAATCGTCTTGAGTTTGCTTATAATAATTTCACAGTATCAAAGGACTGGTAATGTCAGGATTAATATGCAAAAAATGTTACGTTACCTTTGGTAGGTTCCAACCACCTACTACAGGACATAAGGAGAACTTTGCTGGTGTTAAACGTGCTGCTGGAGGTCATGACTATCGAATTTATATTTCACAAAGTGTAGACACTAAAGGAACTAACCCATTACCACCAGATATAAAGTATAATTACATGGTTAAAATGTTCCCTGAACACAAGGGACATATCTTTAGTGGACCAAGAGATCCTGTTTCTATCATGCAAGATTTAATGATGGCAGGGTATGATGAGGTTATCTATCTTGTAGGATCTGATAGGGTTAATGCTATGGGATTCCTCCATAAATACAATGGAGAAGGAAAGGACTTCCACTTTAGGAAGATTGAAATAGTATCTTCTGGTAGTAGAGATGCAGATGGTGACACGTTTGCTATATCTGGTACTAAAATGAGAAGAGCAGCATTTGCTGGTGACTTTAAAACTTTTAGGAAAGGTATTCCAACATCATTAAAAGATCCAGATTGCAAATCTTTAATGGAAGAAATTAAACAACGATTACCTATAAAATTCAAATGAAAACATTCCGAGAGTTCGTATCTGAAGGTAAGAAAAGAGGATTGTGGGATAACATCCATGCTAAAAGAAAGCGTGGTGAACCTAAAGCAAAGAAAGGTGATAAGGATTATCCAGAGACTCTTAAAGTTGAAAGTGCTTGGCAACGCAAGGAAGGTAAGAATAAAGAAGGTGGTTTGAACGAGAAGGGACGTAAGTCTTATGAACGTGAGAATCCTGGTAGTGATTTGAAGAGACCACAACCAGAAGGTGGTCCCAGAAAGAAATCATTCTGTGCTAGAATGAGTGGTGTTAAAGGACCAATGAAAAAAGATGGTAAACCAACTCGCAAAGCACTCGCATTACGAAAGTGGAAGTGTTAAATGAATATTAATCCAAAACTTATTATAGAGGCAAACATTAAACGTTTGTCTAAATTTTTTGATCTAACTAAAGATCCTTTTGCTCCAGAAAAGAAAGCAGAAATTCCATACGATCATTGGTTTGATGATAACCCAAGACCTGAAGAGGAGATAGCAGATAACTATGCTTCACGTCATGAGTACACACCTGACTATGAGAAGAGTGCTGAAGAGGTAGTGACCATGCATGAGAAAGCATATAGAATTGCTACAGCAAAGTATAATCCTTTTGCCGTAGGGGGATCTGAACGATTAGGTGGGTCTGAAGAATGGCACGATTCAAAACCAGGATAATATGAAAAATTTTAAAAAGATAAGAGAACAAGCACTTCGTCAACAGGTTAGACAGACTGAAGTTTTCTCTGAAGGTGATCATATAATGAATTCTAATACAGGAGACAAAGGAGTTATAAAAAGGAAGGGTGGTAACTATGTTATTGCTATTTCAGAGCATGGACAGATGTTTCGTGCATGGATAAAGGATATTAGACTCATCAATTACGATGAGAGTATAAATAAAGAAAGAAAAAGTACTATCTTCACACATGGAAAGGCAAAAACCAGTCAACAGTGTTCAACACAATGATGAGTATTCGAAAGCACTGATCGAATCGTACTCCAAGTGGATGGGTGGAACAGGTTTCCAGCAATCCGAACCAATTGCTCTTGCCGAGGATGGAATTCCTGCCGAGCAGAAGCAAGGTAGTGGTGAAGGTGGTGGAGAATTTGAGACCCCTATTGGTAAGGTTCCTGCAGTTGAGAAGGATGAGTCAACATCTATCCCTGAACTACAGAAGAAAGGTGGTGAAGATAACTTCACAATCAAAGATCCAAAAGCAAATGCTGGACTACCTGATCCTGCTACAAATTTACGTATTGGTGCTGGTGTTAAGCAGTCTCATGGTGCTGCTATTAGAGATGTAACCAAGGTTGCTGCAGAAGAAGTAGAACATGTTGTTGAGAAAGAAGAGTGTTGTAAGAAATGTGGTTCAAAAGACCATGTAACAAAAGAATGTAAAGCAACTAAAGAAGAAGTAGAGACCTATCAGTGGGATGTAGTTAACGAAGCATTAGAAATTCTTGGTGAACTAACTGAATCAAAGTATCATGTACGTGGTGCTAAACTATCAGATTTAAAAGAGAGAACAGAGACTACTACACAGAGACTGTTTAAGTATAGTAAAAGATTACAAGAAAAGAAAGCAGCAAAGGATTATGATGGAGATGGTAAGGTAGAGAGTGGTAAGGATGAGTACTTTGGTTCCAAAGATAAGGCAATCAAAAAAGCAATGGGTAAGAAAGCAAAAAAGTAGATGGGGTGGGCAAGAAGAAGGTTGGACATGATTGCTCATCTAAAGTAAAACACGAAGAGTATGGTGTAGGAGATTGCATTAAAGAAATGCATACTCTTGATGAGAATGGTAACATCACACATTATGATGTGCTATTTTCAGATAGACTTGTTAAGAATGTTTCTGTTGAAAATTTAGAAGTTCTAGTCAGGGAATACCACGAGCATTATATTAATGTTGAAAAGAATCAAGAAGTAGTATCAGAAAAGAAAAAGGGTTTAGATGGTAAGGCATGTTGGAAAGGATATAGTCAACGTGGTACTAAAAAGAAAGGTGGTAAGACAGTTGATAACTGTGTGAAGAATGAGGAAGTAAAAAAGAATAGCAAGGCAAGTATTGAGATTATGCCTGACATTGAGGACGGTGGACGTGATAAAAAGAATAAGAAAAGTAATAAGAAATACTTACTAAAGGCTATAAAATCTCAAAAAGATGACAAGCCTGTTAAGAAAACATACTAAATAGCGACAGTTGCTATTTTTAAATGACATTACCAAAGGAGGTTATCCTTGAGGCACTTAAGTGTTGTAGGGATGTTTATCCTAATGAAAAAGATTTTCTAGTAAGCAGGAAGATTGCAGGACATACCATTCTTGCAGTAGAAGGAACAAATGAAACAACAGATTGGATTACTAATCTAAAGTTTCTTATTAAACGTGACGATTGTCACAGAGGATTCAAGAACAATGCTAACAGGACACTAGCAGAACTAGTGGTAGCATACGAGGGATTGAATCCAGAGAGAAAACTTGTTATAGCAGGTCACTCTCTTGGTGGAGCAACCGCAACATTAATTGCAGACTTATTATGGGAGTCAGGCAATACAAATATTGCATTAGTAACTGCTGGATCACCCAGACCAGGTGGACGTAAGTTAAGAAAGAGGATTAAAGATCTTGAACATCTTCGGTTTGTGCATGGTGATGACATTGTTCCAGGGACTCCTCCTTGGCTTGCTGGCTATGTACACACTCATCCAGTTGTTAAATTAGATGATGAGAACGATACCAGATTTGATGGTGTTGCTGATCATAACATAGGTGACTACTATGATGCTGCAGTGAAGTACTATTCATGAGTTTGGGAGCAGTATAAATAATTGTTAGCACAGAGTAATTGTTGGAGATACCATGTCTTTATACGGAAGAACTGATAGCAATGCCAATAAAGCGAAAGCAGGAATTGGTCTTGATAATTCATCACAAGCAAAGACTGTAGTCTTTGTTGATAACACAGAAGCAGCACTAGCACAAAATAAAGCTCGTGGTATTAATGCTCCTGGATGGTGGTCATACTACACCTTCACCGATTCAGGTGGAAACACACGTCATAAAGCAGAAATGCTGGTTACTATTGCTAACCCAGACACAACTGAAACACAAGCAGATGATACAATTGCAGGAGATGCAGCATCTTCAGTAGCAATTGATACTCAACCACAAAATGCTAGTGTTGAAGCGAATGAATCCAACACAGCAACCTTCACAGTTGCAACTACAGTTACTGGTGCTGGTACAAAAACCTATCAGTGGCAACTTAATCAAGTTGACATTTCAGGTGCAACTAGTGCTTCTTATGAGACTGCAGCAGTTGTTGCTGGAGATGATGGTGGCAAGTACAGATGTAGAGTTGGTACCTCACAAGGTGCTGTTACCGTAATGTCTGATGAGGCTACACTAACCGTTACTTAATATGTAAATGAATTTTGATGAGTTGAATCCCAATAACTGGGTCATGTTTGCGATTAAAAATTATGATAATCCAAACTCTGTTACTTATGAGGATTTTGAAAAGGATCTAAATAAAATTAAGTATATCAAAAGATTATTTCGTCGTTATGAAACTCACAATGAGTTGAAGACGCATCTGATTTTAAATCATATTATCGTGATGTATAATGTTTTTGATGACGCTGCTACACCTCTACTCTTTTATAAGATAGAGGCAACGCACTGGCCAGCACTGAAAGCATTCATGCTGGCATTAAACCGTTTACCCGATTCCCTGAATAAGGATATTGATCAAGAATGTCTGAAGCAACTGAATCAAATATAAATGAAATGATGGCAGGTGATGGTTCTGGACTAGCACTGCCACCAGCGTTTGTGTTTGTGAATACTAAATCACATCGCAAATATAAGAAAAATAATGATAAGGTAGATGGACGCACAAAGGGTGCTAAAACTATGCTCTCTCGTATTAACAAAAGAAAAATGAAAAAGGAAGAACTTGAAGTTAAAGTAGAACCTATCCAAGAGAAGGCACCTACTGAAACAGAACGTGCTCAAAAGCAGATTCATCAGATGAAGAAGCTTAAGAGATCAAAAGGACTTCAGAAGAAGAGAGCTGAAGCAAAGAAAGGTATGCAAGATAAGTCTGATGAAATGAACGTACTCATGAGAGCACGTATGTCTGACTTTAAAAAGAAAGCATCGGATCAGACCAAGAAAGCAGGATCCACAACACAAAAAAATTCTTATGAACCAACTGAAGGTGAAATTATGGTAGAAACATATAATGACGTTATCCAAGTTGCTATGGAAGTAGCAACATCAGAACTGAATCCAGCAGGAGAGCATGGATTCGCAAAGATTAAATTTGATGATGGAACAGAACAGAACCTTGATAATTTCTCTGCCAAGAGAATTGCTGCTTGCTATGGTCAACTAGATGATACACACAAGAACCAGTTTCAGTATCTATTAAACAAAGATGCCTCTACTTATCAGAGTGCTCTTGACTTTGCTATTCGCAGTTCCAGTAAATAACTATGGCTGAAGGAGTTAACGCTGCCATCCTTGAACGATTAGAAAAAGTTGTTCAATCTTTGCAAGATAACTCCGTTAAAATGGGGCAACTTCTTGCTGTCCATGATGAGAAGTTAGACAAAGAGGACAGGATCGATGCCGTATTATTCGAGAAAGTTGAATCGCTTCATAGAGAAGTCAATCGTTCGACTAAAGAGATTAAGGCAGGATGTGAGAGAGATATTCGCAAGGTAGATGATCGTCTTCGAGTAATGGAAAAGAAGATGTGGTCTATCTTTGGTGCTCTTGCTGTTATATCTTTCCTAGTTAGTGTACCAGGTCAAAAACTCATGACCAATTTTGCATCTGGACCTGCCACGTTGACACAAACAAGGTAATTTGATATAATAATGTTCAGGACAACTGGACTATGAGTTATATTGATCAGAAATACATAGGTCTTGCTTCTGCTTCTTTGACTCTGTTTAAGAAGAAGAAAGCAAACCTGTATAATTTTAGGTGTCCTTATTGTGGGGATAGTCAGAAGAAAAAGAGTAAGGCAAGGGGTTATATATTCCAAGTCAAGAATGATTACGTATACAAATGTCACAACTGTGGCATGGGTAGAACATTTACAAATTTTCTAAAGGATCAGAATAAGTTACTCTATGATCAGTATATCATGGAGAGATATAGTGCTGGACTTACTGGTAGAGGATCACAGACACCAGATTTAGTGATACCAGATTCTAAACCAGTCTTTAGTAAGAAGGGTAAACCGATAGATTTAGAGAAAGTATCTGATCTAAATATATCACATCCTGCCCGAAAATATCTAGAAGATAGAAAGGTTAGACTAGACCTTTTCTACTTCTGTCCGAAGTTCAAAGAGTGGACTAACTCCTATAAGCATACCTATGATGATATGCGTGGAGATGAACCACGTATTATTATACCTCTGTATACAGAAGATAATAAATTGTTTGGATTCCAAGGTAGATCCTTGGCAGTTCAACCACAAATGAGATATATTACTATACTGATAGATGAAAATCAACCCAAAATATATGGACTCGAAAGGGTCAATCGACTACGACCAGTATACGTCACAGAGGGTCCGTTCGACTCGACCTTCCTTCGCAATTCGATTGCTATGTGCGGAAGTGACGTTCATCTTTCTAGTATCGGGATTGGCAGCCCTGTGTGGGTATATGATAACGAGCCAAGAAACCCCGAAATCGTCAAGCACGTTGCGACTACTGTCTCCTCCGAGCAAGCTGTTGTGATTTGGCCATCAAATATAGTTGAGAAAGATATCAATGATATGGTTCTCGCTGGACATGACGTGCAATCTATTGTACAATCAAATACCTACAAGGGTCTGGAAGCACAAGTAAAATTAAACATCTGGAAAAAAGTATGAGCAACGGCATTAGTGTTTTAAAGAGGACAGGGGACACAGAACCTCTTAACTTGGAGAAAGTTCATAGAATGGTAGAAGACGCTTGCAGGGGTCTTGCAGGGGTCTCTGCATCAGCAGTTGAAATGAATTCTGGATTACAATTCTATGATGGCATCGAGACAAATGATATACAAGAGATCTTGGTGCGATCTGCTAATGATTTAATTACATTAGAGAATCCAAACTATCAATTTGTGGCAGCAAGACTATTGTTGTTTGGTACAAGGAAACAGGCATTTCATAAAGATATATGGACCAAGGGTATGCCTCATTTGTATGATGTGGTAGTATATAATGCGACAATCAATAAAGTATATGATGAAGAGATATTAGACAAGTATACTGAAGAAGAGTGGGATATTTTAAATAATTATATCGATCATGATCGTGATTATATCTTCACTTACGCAGGACTTCGCCAAGTAGTAGATAAATATCTGGTACAAGATAGAAGTACTGGTGAGGTCTTTGAGACACCACAGTATATGTACATGATGATATCATTGACATTGTTTGCTGAATACTCTTTATCTAATAGATTAACTTACGTAAAAAAATACTATGACGCAATCTCAAAGCACAGAATCAACATCCCAACCCCGATCATGGCGGGGGTACGGACCCCAATTCGTCAATTTGCATCTTGTGTTCTGGTTGATAGTGATGACACCCTCGACAGTATCTTTAGTTCTGATATGGCTATTGGCAAATATGTCGCACAGAGGGCTGGTATCGGTATTAACGCAGGACGGATCAGAGGAATCAACAGTAGAATCCGTGGCGGCGAAGTACAACACACAGGTGTGGTCCCCTTCCTCAAAAAGTTTGAATCAACTGTCAGATGCTGTACTCAAAATGGCATCCGTGGTGGATCAGCAACTGTCCACTTTCCTATCTGGCACAAAGAAATCAGAGACATCCTCGTCCTCAAAAACAACAAAGGAACAGAAGACAACCGAGTCAGAAAACTCGACTACAGCATCCAGTTAAGTGAATTATTTTACCAAAGGTTTATCGACAATAAGGAAATCTCGTTATTTTCGCCTCATGATGTTCCTAACCTTTATGAGAGTTTTGGGACCAGTGAGTTTGATGACCTTTATACTCGCTATGAGAGTGATAAATCCATCCCCAGAACTACAGTTGGAGGACAAGAACTTATCCTCGATCTCCTTAAGGAGCGAGCAGAGACAGGTAGAATTTATATAATGAATATTGACCATTGTAATTCACACTCATCTTTTAAAGACAAGGTGAGTATGAGTAACTTGTGTCAAGAGATTACTTTACCTACTACACCTATCCAACATATCGATGGTGAAGGTGAGATAGCATTGTGTATACTATCTGCTATCAATGTAGGTAAGGTATATAAACTAGAAGAGTTAGAAGAATTATGTGACCTATCTGTTAGAGGTCTAGAAGAATTAATTGACTATCAGAACTATCCAGTTGAAGCAGCAGAAAGATCTACATTAGCACGTAGATCATTAGGTGTAGGGTTCATAGGACTAGCACATTACCTTGCAAGAAATGGTGAGCATTATGATGATGGTACAGCACCAAAGTTAGTTCATGAATTAACAGAAGCATTTCAATACTACCTACTCAAGTCATCTAATCAAATTGCTAAAGAAAAAGGTAAGTGTGATGGATATGAACGTACAAAATATGCTGATGGTATCCTGCCTATAGATACATATAAGAAGGATGTAGATGAGATTGTAAGGAATGACTTACTACTTGATTGGGAATCTCTTCGGGAAGACATACGATTACATGGGTTACGGCACTCAACACTGTCGGCACAAATGCCATCGGAGAGCAGTTCCGTTGTGTCAAATGCAACCAATGGAATCGAACCACCTAGAGCATACCTGTCCGTTAAGAAATCAAAGAAGGGACCTCTTAAGCAGATTGTTCCATCCTATCAGTCATTAAAGAATAACTACACGTTACTCTGGGACATGTCTGGTAATGCTGGATATGTTAGAGTGGTAGCAGTAATGCAGAAGTTCTTTGATCAAGCAATCAGTGGTAATTGGAGTTACAACCCAGAGCATTATGAAAATGCTGAAGTTCCTGTCAGTGTAATGGCACAGGATTTATTAACAACTTATAAGTATGGATGGAAGACAAGTTACTATCAGAATACTTATGATGCGAAGACGGATGATATGGATGATGAAAAGAAACAAGCAGTAGCAAATTTATTGGAAGATATTCTTACTATGGAGGAGGAAGATTGTGAAAGCTGCAAAATCTGATGTGAAAGGGATGACGGTATTCAATACAAATTCTGTTGATACTATTAAACAACCTATGTTCTTTGGTGCTCCATTAGGAGTCCAAAGATATGATGAGTTTAAGTATCCAGTATTTGATAAGTTAACACAACAGATGTTAGGATATTTCTGGAGACCTGAAGAGGTATCACTTCAGAAAGATCGTGCTGACTATCATACGTTACGTCCAGAACAAAAACATATCTTTACTTCTAACTTAAAGTATCAGATCATGTTAGATAGTGTACAAGGACGTGCACCTGGTATGGCATTTGCTCCTTATGTTTCTCTACCAGAACTAGAAGGATGTATGAATATATGGCAGACTATGGAGATGATTCATAGCAGATCATACACATATATTATTAAGAATGTTTATTCAGATCCAACAGAAGTTCTTGATACCATCCTTGAAGATAAGAATATATTATCAAGAGCAGAGAGTGTTACTAAAGCATACGATGAATTTATTAACGTAGCAAATGAATGGGGTCAGAGTAATAATTGGAAAACAGATTGGAAAGATCATCCTAATTCACAATGGTGTGAGAAAGATCTAAAGAGAAAATTATATTTGGCAGTTGTTAATGTGTATATTCTAGAGGCAATACGTTTTTACGTATCATTTGCCTGTAGTTTTGCCTTTGGTGAACTAAAAATGATGGAAGGTAACGCAAAAATCATCGGTTTAATTGCACGAGATGAGTCACAACACATGACTGTCACTTTAAATATCATAAAAAATTGGATTAAAGGTGATGATCCTATCATGCAGGAGATAGCAAAGGAAGAAGAAGAGAATGTTTATCAAATGTTTAGGGATTGTGTAGATGAAGAGGAGAAGTGGGCAGACTATTTGTTCAAAGATGGTAGCATGATAGGATTAAATGAGAAACTATTACAGAAGTATGTTGAGTGGACTGCTAATCGTAGAATGAAATCTATAGGATTGAAACCTATATATGATGTACCATTAAATAACAATCCTCTTCCATGGACAGAGCATTGGTTAAACTCAAAGAGTATGCAAGTAGCACCACAAGAGACTGAAGTAGAATCATATATGATAGGCAGCATCAAACAAGATGTAGATAAGAATACTTTTAGTGGATTTAAACTATGAATAATCCGATGAAGAAACCTGTAGCAGCATATCTAGAACTACTAGAACAGCAAGATAGTCTTAAGATGACCGAGGAATACTGGTGGACTAAATTGGATCAGGATCAAATGTTAAAAGTTATGCAACAGTTTTGTTGGGATAACAGTATTGATTTCAACAGGGTCAATTGGGCTAATTTTTTAAATGGTACTAGTGTACCTACACAAGTCCTATGGGGGAGAGATGTTTAGATATGTCAGAGAATTGGCGAGAAGAATACGCAGGGATGATGTCTCACGGAAAATTCAGGAGCGATTTGCTGAAGAATGGACCGAAGAGTCTATCCCAAAGTTGGTTGATGCAGGCTATGCACAACGACTGGAAGAAGAAGAAAGGGATCAAACCAGATCCAGAACCACCAGACTGTCAGAGCAGCATGAAGGAGTGGGAGGAAAGCATCAAGAAATACCAGACCCATGGAACTGAATGACGATAATGTAATAGCAGTTTTAGAAGAACTGTTACCATACATTGAAGCAGATGGTGGTTGGTTAGAATATGTGGAAACCGACTATACAAAAGAAGGAAACTATGTTAAAGTAAGACTTGGTGGTGCATGTGCTTCATGTGCCATGAGTTCTATTACTTTAAAGCAAGGTATAGAACGTAAACTTATGGAAGAAATTCCAGATGTCACAGGAGTTATTCAAGTATTATGATTTTTTTATCAACCCCGTCAGTGTATAATCTACCTGGCACATGGGAGAAACAACCTGATGCTATAGTCCCACATTTAAATCTTACACCTGATCAAGGATTCATTTTGTTCTTTGGTCTAGTTGTTATAGGTTTGGTTGCTTATGGACTATATCTTACACTAGGAGCAGGAAAGAAGGATTTGCGAGATCCTATTGACGAACATGCCAAGATGCATGAACTAGGTATTGCACATGGACATGGTGGTAACAAGGATGCCTATGAGATGTCTGGTAAATTGACAAAAAATCACACACATGATGAAGACAAAAACGCAACCACGTAAGACTAGGAGTGATAAGAAACCAGTCTTTACTAAAGTCAAGTCCGATGCTAAATGGGAACTAGGCAATGGTAATGGTAACATAGGTAATACTATGCCTTGGTACTTACATCCAGTTAAGAAAGATGCATTCAACAAATCATGGTTGAGTTCGTATGATCGTGCATGTGAGCACATACAAAAATTAAAACTTAAACCTGAAGATTATACATTGTGGAATCTAGTCACCAAGAAACCGAGGACTACATAAATGATTGAAGAAAATAATGGTGAGTTTGTAAAAGAACATACTATCAGATTACCGTTTAGTCCACCAATTTATCAGTCTAAATTTAATTCGAGTGAATTAAAAGTATTGCAGGATTTATCTGAAGATACAAGGAATTCATTTCGATTAGGTAACAATTTATCGGGAAATATACAAGAGCAAAGAGCTGTAGAGTCTCTAGAGGAAAACATTTTTTATATTCTTGCTCCACATGTACGAGAATATGTAAAATTTTTTACTGAAAAAATAAAACTGATGGGCAATACTGGTTATGATAATGATGATAATGAAATAAGAGATTATAGTAAATTAAATTTTTCTATATCTGCTCTTTGGTTTAATTATATGACAAAGAATGAATTTAATCCTTTGCATCGACATACTGGACTAATTAGTGCAGTACTTATGATCAAAGTGCCTGAAGAAATTAGTCAAGAACATATAAGTATCCCAATAGAATCAAATGCAAGGTGTCCAGGAATGTTAGAATGGGTAAACACTGGATATGGTGCTGGATTTTATCGTAAGTATCCAGTTGAAGGAGAAATTTATTTATTTCCAGCAGAACTTCAACATCAAGTATATCCTTATGCAAGTGATGTTGAAAGAATAACAGCAAGTTTTAATGTAGCAGAGATTAATTTTTCATGAGATTAACACAAGAAGTCATTGACAAGATTCAAATTGCAATGCAACATACTAAAATGAATGGTGATATAAACTGGAAAGATGGTGACGAGATAGACGTATCATTAGGTGGAACGTTTGCTGGTGACAAATTTATAAGTATAACTAATAGAACAAGAAGTAACACTACAAAAAAATGAATAAAATTTTAACAGCATTAGTAGCTGCATCAATGCTGTTACCAACTGCAACACTAGCATCTTCTATTAGACCAGGAAGTAGAGTGACTCACAGTTCACTTAATTCTAAAGTTAAATCTAGAACACCGTTATGTAAAGACGCAGAAGAAAAGTTTACACAGGAATGTGAGATAACAATAGATGAGACTGGTGTTAAAGGACCAGTAGGACACATCACAACTGTAGTCCAATGGAAAACAGAAGAGCAAGACTTTAGTGTAGGTGGAGCAGCAGTTGGTGCTGTTGCTGGAACTGCTGGTGGAATGTTAGTAGGACTAGGTAGTTGTGCCTTTACTGGTCCCTTTTGTCTACTAGTAGCACCATCAATTATGTCAACTGGTACAATGGTAGGTGGAGGAGCAGGTGGCAATCGTAGTGGAAGATTCTTTACTATCGTTGGTGATGATGCTCAAGGCACTAGACTAATACAAGAGTTTAAATATGGATATGGTAAGGATGTTAAGAAGGCATCTAAACTACTACTCAAGACAACTAAACTTGTTGAAGGTGAAGTTAGGTAATGATAGAAAAGGGTGACAAGATTGTAAGGATGGTACTGTTGAGTCCACACGAGGCAGATCATCTATACAAGAAAAAGAACGGTACATTCTATTGGTGTCATCATAGAAAGAGTGGTGACACCTTTTCTATACCAGAGATACAGATGGAGATGTTTCCACCTCCACCACCTAAAAAGGTAGTAGTAGGGACAGATGCACCACATCATAATATACTACAAAAATATTATGGTGAGGACTGGAAACCCACACCCGTAGAAGGATTGGAGGATCATTACTAATGTTTGTAACACCTGAATATGCAAAGAAGAAAACTAGGGTACACCCACATTATAATACTGTTGATCTAATGTATGATGAAATCAATAAACATGAGGTTGGTCAAGAGGAATGGTATACATATATTGATTTCATAAGTGAGAATCAATATGACTTCCGATAAACATCCCAACGGTTACACACAAGAGATGATCAAGGAGATACTAGGTACTGCTTGGTTGGATAAAAATAATATACCTGAAACTGGTAATCAGATCAGAAGAAGAAAGGGTAATGAGATGAGAGCAGGGTTGAGACCCTATCCCAAGTACCCATCAAAGGAATCAAGGATAGCAGACACTTCAGGTATGTTTGATGAGA